TCGACATAGGCGTGTCGTCGCCGCCCGACGGCCGTCTCGACATTATCGGCATGGCCCGGGGCGAGGCGACACAGGTCAACGGGCTAAATCGGTCGTTTCTGACCTTCTTCGAAAAGCAGGATATCGCCGAGGCGACGGAGTTCCTTCTGCCGGCGCCGATCGGTCCTTTCATCGAGCTAACCGATATCGTGTTTTTCGCCAAGGTGGCGAACTCTACTTCGCCGTGCGCGGTGTCGTGGGACGGTGTCTTGACCCTCGGGATCGACGACGTGGATCTCAACGGCGTAACAGCAGAGGACTTCGTGATCCCATGAGGTGTTGCGACATAACGGCGGGCAAGCTTTCGTCGAAGATCACGATCGAGCGCAACACGCCCGCAGCCGACGGCGAGGGCGGGTTTACGGACGCATGGGCCGCAGATCCGGCCGGGGGCGTCTGGGCCATGGTCAAGCCGGTGGGCGGATCCGAGCGATGGTTCGCCGAGCGGGTCACGCCCGGCAACCGTTACCGGTTCGTGATCCGGTTCCGGGGCAACGGCAGCGGTGCGCCATACTATTCCGCCGAGGATCGGGTCGTGTATAACGGCCGCACCTACGGGATCGAGAGCGTGGTCGATATCGACGACGAGCACCGCTATCTTGAGATCGTCGCAGTCGAGAACAAGGCGAGCTAATGGTCGCGCCACGTATCCAGATCACCGGAGATAAGAAGCTCCTCGCGCAGTTTCAGAAGCTCGCCGAGCAAGGCGACGACGTGGTGCACGAGCTTGTCACGGAACTGACCCTCGACGTGCACAGGCGAGCCGTGCGCGGGATCCAGCGGGGCCCGGCGAGCGGCCGCGTCTACCAGAAATACAACCCGCGCCGCACGCACCAAGCATCCGCCCCGGGCGAATATCCGGCGAGCGACACCGGCCGCCTTGCCTCGTCGATCGAGTTCGAGCCGCCGACGAACAAGGCGAAGCCCGTCGGGATCGTCGGGACAAATCTTGCCTACGGCAAATACCTCGAATTCAAGAGCCCGGCCGCCGGTGGCCGCCCGTGGCTCATGCGCGCCTTTAACGAGGGCGTCGAGGAGGGGCAGAAGCTTCTCGAACGGATCTTCAAGCGGAGAACCAAGCTCTAATGGCTACGAACTTCCGCTCAGTTGCCAGACGGCGCATCTACTCGGTGCTCAACACCGGCGCTTCGTCGACCGTCTACGATCACGTTCCTTTCGAGCCCGAGGGGGCACCCGACGACGCCTTCCCCTATATCACGATCGGCGAAGCCGAGGCGACGCCGTTCGATAACGACAGCACCCGGGGGGCCTATGTGGATGCGACCGTTCACGCATGGAGCCGCTACAAGGGGCGAAAAGAGGTGGACGAGGCCTTAGACGAGATCTACGGCCTCTTGCACAGGGCCTCGCTATCTGCGGCAGGCTACAACTTCGTCGATTGCCTTTTCGAGTTCTCGGACGTGTTCGTCGAGCAAGATGGTCAGACAAGGCATGGCGTGATAAGGTTCCGGCTAACCATACAGGAGGCTTGAAATGGCTGGATTTAATGGGCGCGAACTAACGGTCGATTGGGACAGCACAACCCTTGTCGGCATTCGCACGAGGGGTTTGTCGATCTCGGCCGAACCGGTCGACGTGACGACCGACGACGACACCGGCGAGCGTGTGCTCCTGCCGGATCCCGGCGTGCGCAGCGCCGAGATCAGCGTCGCCGGGATCACCTCGGACGAGGTCTTGATCGCCGAGATCCTTTCGGGCATCGGATCCCGTACCCTGACCGGTGCTACGGTCAATCTCCCGAGCGATCTCGCGACACCGGGAACGATCGCGTTCGACGCTTTCGTCTCGGCGTTCGAGATCAACGGCGAGCATGATGGAGCGGTCGAGTTTACCGCGACCCTCATGTCGGCGGGCCCGATCACCTACACGGCTTCGGCCGCGTAACCTGAAACCCTGCTAACGAGGAGAGAGCACTCATGCGGGAAATGACATTCGAGCACGACGGCGAACAATACACGCTCGCGGCGACCTTTGCCGCGAGCGTCGAGATCGCCGACAAGATCGCGGATCCTCTGGCGATCGCCCGCGAGGCGGCGCTGGAAGCGGCCATGATGCAAGCGCGCATGCCGTACCGCCCCAAGTTCGAGTTTACGACGCGGAACGTTCCGCAGATCCTCCATATCGGCATGAAGGCCGCCGGGTCCGAAATGACCCTCAAGGAGGTGCAAGAGATCGTGTTCGACAAGGGCCTCGTGCACTCGCGGCTGATCGCCGCCGATTACGTCGCCTTGATCGTCGAGCCGAAGCCGTCGAAACCCGAGGTTGAGCCCGACGATGATATCAGCGACGGAGAAGCGGCGGGAAACGGGCCAAGCTCCAAAGCTGGCGCGGCCGCGTAGAGCGTCTCTACGGGGTCGCCCGGCAATGGGGCATCCAACCGTCGGAGTTCTGGCGCATGTCGCCTTGGGAGTTCTGGGTTGAGTTCGACGCCCGGGCAGACCAGCACCGACGTACAAGTCGGACAGAAGTCGGAGGCCGCACGGTGCCGGTGAACGCCCTAGAGGAGGCGAAAGCCCGAGCTAGGAAGATCCACGCGGCCAAGAAGGGCAAGAAGGCACAGGAGGCCGCCGAGTGACACGTCTAGCCGCCTTACACGCTCGGATTACCGGAGATAGTTCCGGCTTCGTCACGGCCGCAGAGCAGGCCGAGGGGGCCGCTCGCAGCGCTTCCGGGGCCATGGGGGCGGCACAGGCACGCGGCGGCGCTCAGGGCTTGTCTGGGGCCGCCGCAAGCGCACGCGGGGCCCTGACTAAGCTATCCTCGTCGCCCGGCATGCGTATGCTTCCGATCCAGCTATCGCAGGTCGCACAGCAGGCGGCCGCCGGTGGCGGGGTCATGCGGGCGCTTTCGATACAGGCGGCGGATATCGGCCTCGCGTTCGGCGCGGTCGGCGCGGTCGTGGGTACGCTCGCGACCGTCGCCATGCCGCTTGTCATGAATGCTTTCTCGGACGCGGGCGACGAAGCCGACCGGTTCTCGGAAAGCCTAGACGCCCTTAAGGAAACGCAGGAGAGCCTGCAAGGTACGCTCGACATTCTCAATATGAGCATCGACGAGCTAATCGAGCGCTACGGCGAGGCGGCCGCAACCGTGCGCGGGTTCGCGGTCGATCTCGCACAGTTGCAATACCAACAAGCCGTCTCACAGGTGAACGAATTCGCCGTCGCGATCGACGACGTGGGCGACGCCTTCATCCGGCAAGCGCGCCTCGGCGGCCCGGCCAGTGCCTCGGCGCGGGACTTCGCCGCAAGCCTAGGGCTCACGGCGATGGAGGCGCAGCGGGTTATCGCGGCCCTGACAGAGCTACAGGACGCCGAGGGGATCGACGCGCAGATCGCCGCCTCGCAGGAGCTAACCGAGCTATTCAACGAACTCGGGATCAGCGCCGACGATATCGACGGCTCGCTCGCCGATATCCAGATGGCGCTTTTGCAAGCCGGGATCGCCGGGGCCGAGTTCGAGCGGGTCATGGCATTGGTTCGCGATCGGGCGAACGAAGCTGCAGACGCCGCCGCTCGGATCCCGGGCATGACCCGGGGGGATCCGGAGGCGCTTTCCGGGTTCAGCGGCGAGGAGCTTCTGCCGCCGGAATACTACAGCGAAGATAACGACGACGAGCGGCGGCGCGGTGGCGGCGGTGGCCGGGCCCGGCCGGAAGACGTGTTCGAGCGCGATCTAGAGGCCTTGCAGGAGCAGCTAGAAGCCGAAATGCAGACGGAGAAGGAGGCGCACGACGAACGCCTCGCCATGCTGCAAGAGGCGCTCGAAAAGGAGCTTATCACGCAAGAGGAGTATCACAGCCTCATGGAGGCCGAGCGCGAGCGGTTCCACAACTCGCTTTCGGGCATGGACGTTTATCGCTACGGCAACGGCCTGCAAATGGCCGAGCAGTTCATGGGAGATATGGCGAACGCCTTCGCGAGCGGTAACGAGCAGATGATGCGGATATCGAAGGTGTTCGGCGCGGCCGAGAGCCTCATAAACGCATGGCGCACGTTCTCGCAGGTTATGGCGGATCCGTCGCTTCCGTGCCTTGCCAAACTTCCGGCGGCGATCTCGCTCCTCGGCTCGGC